TTATCAGGTATCATTGTTTCAAAGTCCTTTATTGTGAACATATTGTTCCTCCTATTATTATGTGGTTTATTGTGAAAAATTTTCGGGAAGCTCAAGACACAACTTCCTCCTGAAGCAGTGCTACTAAGCGCTTAGCAAGTCTGGCCAAGACTCATGAACCTCCCTTATGCAGTAAAAACTAAATCCCCAGCTATCTAAGTTCCAACGCACAAAACTCGCCAGAACGAATCGTACAGACAGAATTACAGAGTTTTTACTTTTTTAGTAAGTGACATTATAGCACGACTTAAACGCACGAAGATTATTTATATAATAATCAATAGTCACAAACTAATTATTTAAGTATTTTTTTAAATGGATACATATCATCTAATAAATCAGCATCATTTTCAATAATCTTTATAGCCCTATCAATGCTCTCTACCATTATTTCTTTGTTTTCGACATTTCCTCGAACATGGTCAAATCTAGTTTTAGTTTTCTTATCCAACAACAATTCTTTTATTCTTTTTAGATTCTTTACAATCTCTTCATCATATATTATAAAATCATTCATTAGTAATATCTTTCTCTTTTAAATAATTAATAAATCTATCAGACATAAAGCATTTACTCCATATCTTTTCCCATGATTCATTGTTCTTTATATATATCTCTAATGATGGGTGAGAAAGACATATATCTATTGTTATATTTCTATTAAACATATTCCAACTGATATGATACACATTTAATAGTTTTGCTATATTATATTTATAAAATGTCATGATAATTTCCTTCTTTTAAATTTAGTGGCGGAGGCAGGAATCGAACCTGCGACCTCAAGGTTATGAGCCTTGCGAGATACCACTTCTCCACTCCGCAATTTTAAATATCCCAAGACATCCTTTACCTATTCAAGCGTCATTTCTTTCAGTTCATAGACGAGGTAAAGTCTCAAGCGTTCCTGTGGACTAGAATACTAGTATATAGTTAGGCTCATCGACCTCGGGATATAATTATAAAGTGTATGCCCAAGTGATGCAAAAAGTAGTATATATATAGTAATAAACACTCTATATGACACACTCTTCGACATTCTTATGACAATTAAAGTAATAATTAATAATTAAATAGGCTGTGGGAGCTACTAAACTTCACTCCCATCCTATTACTTAAACGAATCCATTGTTACTTCTTCATCATCTGGGTCTTCATATAATGGACTATGACCTGCGCTTACACACATCTCATTGATAGTACCAAGTCTTGTATTGTACTCTCTCTTAATATCATTGATACTAGGTATTGATACACGAAAGGTAGAGTTCCAACCACGCTTAATTGGTGCCTTCATCACTTTGTTTAGAGTCTCTGTCTCTAGCTGTTCAGCTGCTTCAACAAAGACTTTTCTTTCTAGACTCATGTCTTCTCCTTACTTATTATTAATTAATCAAATAAAATACAAATCAAAAATAACGTAAATTCTATTTACGAAATCCCCCGTATAGGGGGTATACTATGGGAAAAAGGGTGTTTATCAAAATCCTACAATTTTTTTGGGTAACAACTTGGTCATCGCTTGACATTGATTTGACTTATGTATTAGATTCTGGGCGGTGGTTGGGTAAAGGATTATAATAATGTGTAGTAGAAATAAAGAATACAATGGCTGAAGAATATAAAGAACTAAGTAGATTAACCTTAGATGAGCAAGAAGACGTTCTTCGTACCATGTCTGAATCATATTATCCCATACAAATTAATGATAGAGTCTATATGATACCTGAAGAGGTAAATAATCTTATAGATAGATTAGTGCAAAGATTAGAACGTAATGGACATCAAGTAAATATAGGAGACTTAATTGGAGAAGCAGACAATTAAAGGAGTGCCTCACTATGTATATGATACATATAAGGAGTTTAAAGAAAATTGCCCTAGTGAAGAATTACACGATGATTGGAGGACTGGTAATGAAGGGGACTGGGTAAAGTCTGATGATGGTAGAATTATACAATTATTAAAAGTAAGTAAAAACGTAAACCACCCAGGCGACAGAAAGAACTATAAATACGCTAATGGATGGGTAAGAACTGTTGTTGGTAGTTTTTTAAATAGGCATACAGTTAAAATGGATACTGATTTTTCACAACATCCTAATAGGTATACGTTTAGTAAAACAATTAAAGATACAAGTAAACGAGTAAAAGAACGTACTAAGGTAACAAATAAAGAAAAACAATTTGCTACTAATGTTGTTGTAGGTATGGGTGCTGTTAAAGCATATCAAAAAGCATACAATGAAATGTCAAAAAACAAAGCTGGTAAGAAAGCAGCTGTATTACTTAAACAGGAAAGAGTTATGAAAGAAATAGAAAAGTCAGTATTAGACGTTGCAAAAGGATTAGGTATAGACCACGAGTATATATTAGAAAAATTAAAACATCTTGCTGATTATAGTGAAGATGATAATATTATATTGCAATCAACAAAAGAATTAGGAAAGATAGTAGGTACATCTGGAACTAATGTTAAACAAATAGAGACTGGTATAGTTGGAATGTTTCAAGGATTTGGGTCTGAAGATGTTCAAATAGCTGGTAGAACAAAACAATTAAAATCAGTAGAAGAGGAATAATATGATACAAAAAGATGCAAACAATAATATAGTTGGATGTGATAAATGCGGTTCTAGAAATATAAAAAAAGATGGATGGCAGTATTGGGCAAAAGGTAAAAAAAGACAAAGATGGCATTGTAAGGCTTGTAATAAAAAAATGCTTAATCCTAAAATTATTGAAAAATCTCCATTCCAAGCAGAAGAAAGACCAGTCGATTTTGTACCTATAGATGAAATAATAAAACATAGAGAAAAACAATACAATCAAAAACTAAAAGCTAAAAAGTCTAGAAAGTTAATTAATATTAAAATTAATCAAATGGGACCTATAGGAATACTTCATTTTGGTGACCCTCATGTAGATGATGATGGTACAGACTTAGCTGAAATATATTCATTATGTGATTTAGTTAATAAAACAGATGGATTGTTTGGGGGTAACTTAGGAGATATACAAAACAATTGGGTAGGTAGACTTCAAGCATTATATGGACAACAATCAACATCTGCAAAAGAATCATGGAGACTTACAGAACATTTTGTTAATCAAGTAGATTGGTTATACTTAGTAGCAGGTAATCACGATGTGTGGAGTGGAGATGGTGACCCATTAGAATTTATAATGAGAGAACATAGTGGTGTATATGAACAATGGGGAGCAAGACTTAATCTTATATTTCCTAATGGAAAAGAAATACGAGTAAATGCTAGACATATGTTCAAAGGTAATTCAATGTGGAATACAGCTCATGGAGTAGCAAAGGCAGCTCAAATGGGATGGAAAGACCATATACTTACTTGTGGACATACTCATGTATCAGGTTATCAAGTATTAAAAGATGCAGCTAGTGGATTAATAAGTCATGCATTGCAAGTAGCCTCATTTAAAATAATGGATAGTTATGCAGATAAACTTGGGTTAGATGATAAGAATATCTTTAATGCTCCAGTTACAATCATAGACCCTTACTATGAAGATGATGATAATAGATTAATTACTACTATCTTTAATCCATATGAAGGTGCTAAGTTTTTAGAATACAAAAGAAAACAATGGAAAAAATCGAAACAGAAATAATTCTAATACCAATCCTTTCATATTGGGGATTAGCAAACAAAGGACCGAATCAACATTCACATCATCAACAAGGTCGTAAATCACAAAGTTACAAACAATGGAAGTTTACTATAGATGGCAAATATAAATACACAGAACGTAAGCGAAGCTGAAGAAGCTCTAAAACTTGCATACACAGACTTAATAGCTTTTGGTAAGTTATTTTTACCTGATGATTTTTTACGAAGTGAAACACCATTCTTTCATTACGAAGTTGCAGACTCTATAGATAACAAAGAAGTAAAGCAATGTGCTATTATTATACCACGAGGTCATGGTAAAACTGTTTTAACAAAAGCATCTATGTTAAAAGACTTTGTTTTCTGTAAAGACGATTTTCTTTTTTATGCTTGGGTATCTGCTACACAAAAATTAAGTGTAGGTAATATGGATTACATTAGACACCACTTAGAATTTAACGATAGATTAAAATATTATTTTGGAAATTTAAAGGGGAAGAAATGGACAGAGGAAGATATAGAGTTAAGCAATGGATGTAAACTTATTAGTAAAAGCAATGTCGCAGGAATCAGAGGTGGAGCAAAACTACACAAAAGATACGACCTCATCGTACTCGATGACTTCGAGCATGAAGCAAACACAATTACACAGGAAGCAAGAGATAAGAATGCTAATCTTGTTACTGCTGTTATCTATCCCGCTATTGAGCCTCACACTGGTCGTCTTCGTGTTAATGGCACTCCTGTACATTATGATTCTTTTATTAACAATCTTCTCAACAATCATGCAAAATCTAAAAAAGAAAATAAAGAGTTTGCTTGGAAAGTAATTACATATAAAGCATTATTAGATAATGATACTCCATTGTGGTCATCTTTTTTTAATAAAAAGAAATTAGATGAAAAGAAAAAGTTTTATTCTGATAGTGGCATGCCTCAAAAATTCTTTCAAGAATATATGATGGAAGTACAATCTGAAGAAGATGCTATATGGAAAAGAGAACACATTAGATATTGGAATGGATACTTTAAAAACGAAGATGGGGCTAACTATATTGTAAAAGATGGTGACGATATACCAGTTAATACATTTATTGGATGTGACCCTGCTACAGATATTGATACTAAGCATGCTGATTATAGTGTTATAACTGTTATTGCTATTGACGCTAATAATGAATTATATGTTTTAGAATATGAAAGACATCGCAGTATTCCTACTATAGGTTCTAAGAATCCAGACACAGGAGATATTATAGGAAAGAAAGGTGTAGTAGATATTATTATAGAATTACATCAAAAATATAATTGCACATCATCTACAGTTGAAGATGTAGCAATGAATCGTAGTATATTTCAAGCAATGAATGATGAAAGAAGAAGATTAAATAAGTACGATATATCCGTAATACCACAAAAACCAGGCGGTACACAGAAACGAAATCGCATTTATTCTGGACTTTCTGCACGTTTTAGTACAGGAACTGTACATTTACGTAAAAATATGTTTGATTTAATTAACGAAATACTTACTTTCGGTCCTAAAATGGCCCATGATGATACAATTGAATCACTTTATTACGCACAAATACACGCATTTCCGCCAAGTATGAAAAAAAGTAAAAATAAAAAATCATGGTTTAAACCAAAAAGAAAAGTTAAAAGTTGGTTAGTATCGTAAGGAGTATATATGCCTAAGTTTGGTAAAAGGTCAAAAGAACGATTGAGAGGGATAGACGCAAGATTAGTTAGTGTCCTAAATGAATTAGTTAAGATTATGGATGTTACAATCATTGAAGGATTACGGAGTGAGCAACGACAGGAAAAGTTACTAAAAGAAGGCTCAACTAAAACAAAGTTCAGCAAACACATTACAGGAAAAGCTGTAGACCTCGCTCCATATCCTATTGATTGGAATGATAGAGATAGATTTCATTATATGGGTGGAATGATTAGAGGAATTGCTAAACAATTAAATGTTCCTGTTCGCTGGGGCGGCGACTGGGATGGCGATGGCGAGACTAAAGATAATAAATTTGATGACCTAGTTCATGTGGAGATTAGAGGATAATGGCAAGAGTAACTAAAAAAAATAAAGCACAAATAAATAAACAAATATGGGATAAGGTAAATAACTCCCATAGACATAGATGGCAAAGTGTAAGTCAAAAAGGATATGATTTTTATCTAAACGAACAACTTACAAAAGAAGAATTAACAATGTTGGAAGAATCTGGAATGCCAACATTTACTATAAAT